AGCCGTTCTCGATCCAGTTCTCCGAGGCGATGACGATGGCGATCTTCTCCGAAAGGGAACGGGCGCAAGGGTCGAAGGTACAGGCCACAGCCAATAGGCTCCAGTACATGAGCAACACGCAGAAGGTGAACATGGCGAAGGAGCTGGGCGACCGTGGGGCCTTAACGATTGACGAGATCCGTGAGCTGTTCAACTACGCACCTCTCCCAGATGGTGCTGGGCAAATGGCTCCGATCAGGGGAGAGTATTACGATGCTCAGGAAGGAAAAGACAATGCCGAGTAAAGAGAGAGAATACAGGAACCTTGCGGAGCTTCTGGCTCCTGACGAGGAGAAACGGGTCAAGGGCTACGCTACTACCTTTGACCAGCCGTATAAATTGTGGGGCGACAATTCTGTCGAGATCTGGGAGGTCGTTGACAGGAACGCCTTTGCGAAGACGGACACCTCCGATGTGATCATGCAGTTTGATCATCAGGGGAGGGTGTTCGCTCGTACCAGAAACAAGACCCTTGCTCTGCGGAGTGACGAGCATGGTCTGTTGATAGATGCCGACTTGGGCGGTACTGAGATCGGGCGAGAGCTATACGAGGAGATCAAGGGCGGCTACATTGACCGCATGAGCTTCGGGTTCACCGTCCGTGGGGATGAATGGAGCGACCGTATGGAAGATGGGGTCGAGATCCGCACCCGTAGGATCACCGATATCGGCAAACTGTACGATGTGTCTGCTGTCAGCATCCCTGCAAACGATTCGACTTCCATTTCTGTGCGTAGCCTTGTGGACGGAGAGATCGCAAGGCTCGAAGCGGAGCGACTGGAACAGGAACGGCTCGAACGGTTGGAGGAGCGCAGGAAAGCACTTCGGGAAAGGATCAACAATGGAAGAACTGAATGAGATCGAAGTCCGTATGGAGCAGATCCAGAAGGAAACCGAAACCGCTGACGAAGAGCGCATGACCGCTCTGGAAAAGGAAGTCGCTGATCTCGAAGCTCGGAAAGCCGAGCTGATAGAACAGCGCAAGAAGGATATCGCCGCAGTCATTAACGGCGGCGACAAAGAAATTGAAAAGCTCGAAGAAGAAAGAGGTAAAACGATGAGCATCGAAGAAATCCGCAACTCGAAAGAGTACATCAACGCTTTTGCGAACTACATCAAGACTGGCAAGGACGAGGAAGTCCGAGCCCTGCTGTCCACCAACGCCACCGTGGCGACTGGTTATGTTCCCGTGCCTGAGATCGTGGAGGGCCGCATCCGCACCGCATGGAGCCGCCTTGGCCTCATGGATCTGGTCAATAAGACCTTCGCCCGTGGCAACCTGAAGATCGGCTTCGAACTCTCCGCTGACGGTGCGCTCGTTCATGCTGAGGGTGCGAACGCCAACAACGAGGAGGCCCTGACCTTCGGTGTCGTGGAGCTGAAGCCCGAATCCATCAAGAAGTGGATCACCATCTCGGACGAGGCCATGGATATGGCTGGCGAGGAGTTCTTGTTCTATATCTATGACGAGATCACCTACCGCATCGCCAAGAAGGCTCAGGAGATCCTGCTCGCCAAGATCGTGGCGGCCTCCACCTCTGCTTCTACCACGGCGGTTTCTGTGGCTGAAGTCGATGACAAGGCTCCCTCCGTGTCCATCGTGAGTGAGTGCCTTGGCAAGCTGTCCGATGAGGCGGCGAACCCCGTCATCGTCATGAACAAGGGTACGTGGAGCCAGTTCAAGGCGGCTCAGTATGCGGCCTCCTACTCCGTGGATCCCTTCGAGGGTTTGACCGTGTTCTTCGACAACACCATCCCCGTGTACTCCAGCACCGCCACTACTGGCACTTGGCTGATCGTGGGCGACTTCGGTCGTGGCGCACAGGCCAACTTCCCCAACGGTCAGGAGGTCGGCCTGAAGTTCGATGACCTCTCCCTCGCCGAGAAGGATCTGGTCAAGATCGTGGGCCGTGAGTATGTCGGCCTCGGTCTGGTCTCCGACAAGTGCTTCTGCCGTGTGACGATGCACACCTGATAGAAGGTAAAAAGGAGGGCGGCGTATGAAGACGATGGTTGCTATCCCCTGTCTGGATATGATGCACTCTCAGTTCGTCATGTCCTTGACAGGGCTGAAACTGGACGGCGATATCAAATTCGCATACGCCGTTTCCTCTCTTGTCTATGATGCCCGAAACTCGCTGGCTCGAAAGGCCATCGTGGAGGGCTTCGACAGGATCCTGTGGCTGGACTCCGATATGGAGTTCAGCCCCGATCTGTACAAGAGGCTGAAAGCTGATCTCGATGAAGGGCGTGATCTCGTGAGTGGGATCTATGTCACCCGAAAGGGAACGATCAAGCCCGTGATCTTCGAGAAATGCGGCTATGAACACATGAACGGGAACGAGGTCAAGCCCGTGGCATCAACATTCTATGAGTACCCGAAAGACCAGCTCTTTGAGATCTCTGCCTGTGGGTTCGGTGGAGTGCTGATGAACGTTTCGATGGTCAAGGCCATCGAGGAGAAGTACGGACTTCCCTTCGCGCCGATGCTCGGCTTCGGGGAGGATATCTCATTCTGCCTGAGGGCGCAGGAGCTGGGCTACAAGCTCTGGTGCGATTCTCGTGTGAAGATGGGCCATATCGGCCTCACAACGTTTACGGAGGCGAATCTATGCTAACAGCAGTAAAGCTGGCGTTGAGGATCAGTACCAACGCATACGATGACGAGATCCAAGCCCTGATCGATGCGGCGTATCTGGATCTGGGGATTGCAGGGGTCGATGCTCGATCTATCGAGCAGGATCCTCTGGTCGTTCAGGCCGTAAAAACATACGTGCGTATGAGCTTCGGATCCCCGTCCGACTACGACAGGCTCAAAAGATCCTATGACGAGCAGAAGGCGCAGATGCAGACTGCAACGGGGTACGGGCTGTGAAAAGGTACGACACGATCAAGCTGATCGGAGCCACCCCTGTGGCCCGTGGTGTGTTTGCCTCGTCAACCCCTACGGTGCGAGAGGTATTCTGCGAGATCCGCTCCGTAAACAGAAACGAGTTATACCAAGCGCGGGCGATAGGACTGGATCCTACGTTCGTATTCGCTCTGGCTATTGCCGAGGACTATCAGGGCGAAAAGGAGCTTATCTACAACGGCGTACAGTATTCCGTCATTCGGACTTATGTCATGGACGATGGGATTGAGATCACAGCGGAGGTGAGCAAGCGTGGACAGGCTGATAACGGCTCTTAATACAACGGGGTATCTGTTCGCCCATCACGCATGGGACGAAGCTCCGAAAGGTGACTATGGCGTATACGCCGAGGACGAGGGCGATGACCTGATAGCCGACAACAAGCACATTGAGCGAGGGACGAGAGGTTATATCGACTTCTTCACCCGTGACGATACAAGCGTACCCCGTGCCACCATCGAATCTGCTTTGAATGGGGTTTGCTCCTTTTCCCTCGAATCAATCCAGTTCGAGGAGGACACGGGGTACATTCATTACGCTTGGGTGTGGTATCTGTATGGCTAAGCGTGGACGAACGTTCCATTTCTCATTCGAGGGGATGGACGATTACGTAGCGTACCTTGAAAGCGTTGGGAACGGCGCAACGGGCATGGCGAAGCGTTCCTTGTACGAGGGCGTTGCCGTGGTCGGTGAAGCCATAAGACAGGCGATCATCGATCTTCCGTACCACCCGACAAAGGGTATCTCCCACGAGCAGAAGCAGGGGCTTCTGGACGGGCTTGGGTACGCTGTGATGAAGCGCAAGAAAGGGAGCTGGTATTTAAAGATCGGCTTCGATGGGTATAATTCGGTTCGTACAAAGAAGTACCCCAACGGGCAACCGAACGCCATGATAGCGGCGGCGATCAACTCTGGAACATCCAGACGAAAACGCACAAACTTCATTTACAAGGCTGTAAACAAGTCGAAGCAGGAATCGCTGGCGGCTATGAAAAGGCAGTTCGATGATGACATCAAAAACTTGAACAGAAAGAGGTAAAACGATGGCAAACGGTCGAGTATTGACTGGTTTTTCGCTCCCGTATATCGCCCTGTACTCTGCGAGTACGGCTGGCGTGGTGAGCTATTCCTCGGGCCAGATTCTGGCTCGTGGTGTTTCTGTTTCGCTCGATGTGAACTCCGCATCGGACGATAACATCTTCTATGCTGATAACGTAGCCGCTGAAACGGTCGCTGGTACGTTTACTGGCGGCACGGCTACGCTGACCGTGGACGGGCTGAAAGATGCCGCCGAGAAGCTCCTGCTCGGACTTCCTGTCGCAGATGCTTCTGGGTTCGTCCATTATGGCGATTCTGCCCAGATCCCGTATGTGGGCGTTGGCTTTATCTGCCGCTACATGAGCGCAGGATCCACCGAGTACGTTCCTGTGGTGCTGACCAAGTGCCGTGCGAATATGCCGAATCTGGAGGCCAACACTCAGGAGGCCGAGATCGACTGGCAGACTCAGGAGCTGACCTTCAATATGCTCCGTGACGATTCCACAAACCACGACTGGAAGATGGTCGGCACGGCGTTGACCACCGAGGCTCTTGCCGAGGCGAAGGTCAAGACTGCGCTGGGCATTTCCTGAATAACTAAAAAGGAGCAAAAACCATGAAGATCTACAACAAAGAGGTCGGGTTCGCCCTGACCGTTGGAGCATCCATCGAGATCTCCAAGCTCTGCCCTGATAACGATATCACGAGGATCGATGAGGTGCTGGGATCCAACTACGTGCGGAACCTTGAAACCACCGTCAAAATGATCCTGATTATGAACAAGGCATTCGTGAGCGTTGAAAAGCTCGAAGGCCGTGAAGCTGATTCGGTAACCGAGGAGGAGGTGTTGAGCCTCACCCCGAGGAAGATCTCCGAGGTCACTCAGGCCATGATGGATGCGTTCAAGAGCGATTCCAAGGGCGAAGTCGAGGTAGAATCAAAAAACGGGGAAAAGGGAGCGCACTAACGCTCCCTTGGTTTTTATTCTACGGGATGCACCTATTCCATATGACGAGGCAGGAAGTTTTGAACACCCGATACGGTGAGTTCAAGGATCTGCTGTCCTGCCTTGCCGTTTACAACGGGGCGGCGAAGGAGAAGAAGAAGATCTCCTTCGATGATGCCCTGCTTTTGAGGTGAGCCTATGGCAAACGGAAACAGCATCGGCCCGAAAATTCAGGTCGATGGCGTTGATTCGTACTATCGAGATATTCAGCGAGTGATCGCACAGGGAAAGCAACTCGCAAAGCAGATGAAGGACACGGGCGAGGAGTTTGACGATGCTGGGGAAAGCTCGTCACGCTTCGCCGATGTACTGAAAGCGAACCTGACCTCCGAGGCGATCATCGGTGGCTTGAAAACTCTCGGCAAGGGTATTCTGGAAGTCGGAAAGGCGTTCGGATCCCTTGTCGTTGAAGGTGTGAAATCCTTCGCCGAGCTGGAGCAGAACATCGGCGGATCCGAGGCCGTGTTCGGTGAGTTCGCTACATCCATACAAAAGACAGCCGAGCAAGCGTACAGGACGATGGGAACGACCCAGAGCGAGTACCTTGCCACGGCAAACAAGATGGGCGCATTGTTCCAAGGTAGTGGCTTAGATGCCCAGAGATCCATGGATCTAACGACACAAGCCATGCAACGGGCGGCTGATATGGCCTCCGTCATGGGTATCGACACGCAGTCTGCTCTGGATGCTGTCACGGCGGCGGCGAAGGGCAATTACACGATGATGGACAACTTGGGCGTTGCAATGAACGCAACCACCCTTGAAGCCTATCGTGTGTCGCAGGGGATGGACACGGCTTTCTCGAAGATGACCAATGCCGAAAAAGCCGAGCTGGCGATGAAGTATTTCTTCGAGAATACGACCCAATATGCTGGCAACTTCGAGAAAGAGGCAAGCGAAACCATCTCTGGATCCATCGGACAGCTCACAGCCGCCGTGCAAACATGGGTCGCTGGCCTTGGGAATAGTGAAGCCGATATCACCGCATTGACACAG